AAGTGCGTTACCTGTAAACTGTGCAAGTAATCCACTCTTAAATCCAGTTACCTTCGCACCATCTAAGTGAATACCATTCATACCAAAGACAGATCTCTTCGATAGGTTGAATAGATATGGTGAAGCAGAGTTGATTGTATCAACTTCAATATTCACGTTTGCACTTGTGAGTGTAGGTAGTGGGTTATTTGGTGCAGCACCAACCACATATTTAAACTGTGTGCCTGATACTACTTCCGATACAACAAAGATACCATTATATCCTGATGTACTAATACCAGAGATACGAACAGGAGTATCGATTGAAAGATCTGTAAGACTTGAATCTAAATCAACAGTAACTGTTGTCGATGCAGTTGCACCATCACCAGACTTGATAGATGAAATACCAACCTGTTGACCTTTTGAACCAACAATACGATATTCTTCAACTCTTGTCTGGAAATCAAGACTACCTGATGGGAAGTCTGGTTCAATTGGTCTACCTGTACCAGCATCATAAACATCACCAACCTTTTCATAATACATATCAAGGTCAGTTGATGTTGAGGTTACATCAATAAAACTATCTTTAATACGAACTGCATTTGCACCATCAGCATATTCAAAACAAGTTAATTTATGGTGAGAGAAACTTGGTGTGAATAAGTTTGCAGTGTAGTCCTTATATACATTACCTGATGGATCACCATCAAATATAGTAAACTGTGAAATATAACAAGCACCTGTTAATCTGAATATTGCACTTGGTTCAATATTACCGTTTTCTGGATCTGGAACATATTTTGGTCTTATCTTTGTCTTACGAAGGTCTTTACCTACAATTGATGTACCTCTTGGTATGATTACACCACCACGAACACTATTTAATTTGTATAGTTCGTTATCAGGTGATGTTAAATCAAAATTACTACCTAATCCAAAAGGACTTAATATTTGATTAGTATTTCCAAATCTTGTTGTATATCTTGCTTCTGAACTTACATTAACAGGTATGAATCCTGGCCTGTTGTCCACTGTATGTGTACCAGCAGCAAGGATAATTGTTGTTAAATCAAACTTATCATTTCTTTGCCCTACAACATAAGAGAACCTAGCAGCTTCAATCAGAGCTCTCTGTATTGTTTTAAATGGTCGTGTTTGGGAGTTTCCTTGGTTTTCAATACTATCAGTCGCATCTAATTCGTTGGGGTCAACGTAGATAACATTACCTTGTATATTCTTTAGAAAATTCTCCAGTCTTGAAAGAGGCATCCTATTCTTCTCTAATTACAGATTCTGTCTAAGTTTATTTATTCAATGAAATTGTACGAAATAAATATTTAATATATATCATTCCTCATGGCATCTCCTTTAAATCAATATGCAATATATGATTGCAATATCTTAAGAATCAACCTAAATGAGATGGTTGAAAGAAGAGCATCTTCTCAAGGTAAAGAGTTATCTCATCAAGAGATTGATGATATAGCAGTGGTTCTTCGTCGCAAAATTGATTGGGAACCAATCTTTAAACAGATTGATGAGTATCTGTAGAACTATTATACCAAAAAGAAAGAGCATAACGATCTCTACCTATCACTCTAGTTACATGATGTTTGTATTGAGAATTAGAAAAAATTAATAATTTACCAGTTTTGGGTTTCACTTCAAAATCTTTAAACCCAGTATAACCACCTTCAAAGTCATCATTTAAATAAAGAAGTGCAGCAAACAAGTCATAAATACCTTCTTTTGCAGAACTATCATAATGTGGTTTCATAAAAGTTCCTGGCGACCACCTTATAACACCCACATAATCTGGGTTTGCTCTATCATCAAATGATTTGCAAACACGAGTGACTTTATCAACAACTTTAGTGTAAAACTCTGAGGTTTCCTCTTTTGTATTTAAAAAGTCAGCGTGACCTTGATAGTTAGCATCATCTAATATTTCATCTTGTCTTGCATGATGTTCAGCAAAATCATAATAATCCTCTTGCGGTTCAAAGGTTGGAATAGTATCCTCACTGTGACCCACAGCAGTCATGATTCCAAGAGATTCATTAGTGTAATTGATAATTTCCTGACACTGACTTGGTGAAATAAAATTATCCTCAATATAAATTAATTTTTTCAAGAGGTGTAAGTATTAGGCGGGCCAGCAAATCGAGGGTCAGTATAAGTTTTTTCATCAGAATCAACCTTATTTGGATTATAGTTTGGATCTGGATAATCCTCCCAACTATTACCCTCATATTCAACTATCAAAGGATTAATATCCTTTCTCTCACCATATACATGATAGAAACAATCAATAGTTGATAAATCAGTAATCAAATCAGTATTAGTTGAATCCTCTGCGATAACAATAAATTCATTATTAAACTCTTGAATCACGAGATTTTGATTCGATCCAATTGGTTGCAACTGAACAGTGATACTATCTTCATGAACTAAATCTTTCCAATAGTATGGTAATTCAATTACATTAGACTCTTTTAATCTACCACGACAGTAAACTGCGACCTCTGGGCCTTCAATACAGGCATGACGAAGACGATGACCTTTTCCTTTCGTTGGATGTTCTAAATCAAATGGTTTTGGTTTTGCATCAGCAGTTGCAAATCTAGATGCAAGTCTTCCCTTATTACCACAATCAACTGAACCAGTGACAGTCATGTCACCTACAACCACGACTGCATCTGGAGTTCCTCCAACAAAAGTTGCAGCGTGAGCAGCACCCATTGTTACATGCAAACCATTTGCGGTTTTACTATCACCAGCGATAGAAACATTACCATCAGACTTCATCGCTAAACTTGAAGTACAAGCTGGTTGTTGGTCATCAGAATCTTGAGATGCAGGGTTTGATGTTATATTTAAAATACCTTCATATTCTGGCGATGCACCAGTTTTTCCTACATAAACAGGCCCATTCAACACCGCAGTTCCAGTTGGCGCTTTATCAGGGCCTTCCTCTGGAAAAGAAACATCATTTGTTCCGACAATTATTTTGTCAGTTTCTATAACAGATACATTCATAGCGATCTTATATTAAGGGATTGAAATTGTTTGCTAAGAACTCCAAAGCTTTTTTCAGAGAAAGCTGAAGCAACAAATATATTATATTCAAATTGACATTTGTTTTTAACAAATACATTTAAATCTCCACTTTTTACAAAAACAGTGGCATTTTCACTTTGAACTCTTAAAGCAGCTGTATCAACATCTATTGATCTTTTTGCTTCAATCGTCAACACTCCATCTTGTTTACCTCCGACAGCATTAAATCTAATGTTCTGTCCTCTCAAGATGATATCTCCGTTTTCGGCATCCAAAACAATATCACCTTTTCGGCAATTGATTTGTTTTGCTGGTAAAATATAGTTAATTGGTGACGATCTAAATGCTAAACCATCTCCAAGATTCTCCTCATATAGTCCTGGCGTAGATAAAATAGCTCTTCCAGTTCCTGATCCAGTTTGCTCTCCACCTATACCAGTTCCAGAATGAAAACTAAATGATTGACCTTCCTGAGTTTTAAGTCGAAAGTTAGTCATTCCATTTATCGAAGGTTGACCACTAGAAAAAGAATACCTCAGAAAATCTCTTTCTTCAACATTCTTTCCGTCTTTAGGTTTTTCAGTATTATGTTTGGACATTTATTTTTGAATACAACTAATTACAGTAACAACAGCATCCTGAGTTATCTCAGCCTTACTCTTAGCATCATCGACCTTAGTAAACTTAAGAACAGGTAACAGTTTTGCACCAACTCCTTTTTTACTATTTATTTGCAAATCAGGAAGATCTGTAAATCCAAATCCACCATTAACAACATTTGCATCTATGATGTGTCCGTTTTGCACGACTAATTCTACCTCTGCACCATCTACAATTACTGTATCATTATCATCATAATTAACACCAGCGTTTTGTACAACTACTGTATCATTATCATCATAATTAACACCAGCGTTTTGTACAACTACATCATCAAGTTCAGTTACATATGAAGTCTCTCCATCATAATTTCCATTCGGATCTGGAATTATTTCCTTTACAGTCAAGACACCATTTTCATCTTGAGTGGTTTCAACTGTATTTGGTAAAAAACCTGAGCCTGGATCTGTGATTACAACATCAACAACTTCACCTTTGTCATTAATTCTTGGATAACCACCAGCAGAGGATCCATTACCACAACTATCAACGAAAGTTAATAACGGTGGAGATGTAAATCCTGATCCAACACCACCTAATGAGACACCAATGATTCTTCCGAGAGTATTGACAATCGCACTACCAGTTACTCCTCTACCTCCACCACCAATAAAGTCAACTTTAGGTGGCCCACAACGAAGAACGTTAGTATTACAGTTTGGTTTAGATGGTTCAGCATCAATTGCGTTGTCAATTTTATCTAAGAGAGGATTAATTTGTTTGTTCAATGAAGCCTTCTCCATAATTCCACCTATCTTATCCTCAATTTTTTTCTGAACTCCATACTTATTCGAGAAAGCAGTTGGTTCTACAGGACAAACTATTCCATCACATTCTAAAACATTTGTAATAAGATTTGCAATTTGAATTCCTTTTGCAAATACTTCACTAGGTAGTGCTATTCCACCTCCATGCAAATTATTTAATTGTCCAAATAAACCGCCAAGATCATTATCTAATACATTTAAAACTTGTCCAAACAAGTCACCTAAAAAATTCTCAATTGCACAAATAGGAACATCTAAAAGACTTCCAATCATATTTTCTAAACTACCCTCTATGTAAGCGAGTAAATCATCTGAGATTTTTTCAATATTACAATAAATCAATTTGTTTAATCTTGAGGTCTTTTCTGATTTTTTAAGCTTAGTATGTCTATCAACTTTTTTAGATAAGTCATCACTAAATTTACCAACACTCTCCTGTATTAACCAAGTTCTACCACGACGAACTAAACCTGTCACTGAATTATGAATCTTGGAAGCTGTCAATTTAACTTCCTTCTGCATATCAACAAAACCACCGTAGACTGGATCTAAGTATGTGGAAGACTCATTTAATTGTTGTAATAATTGTAATTTTTGAGTGAATTTCTTCAACTCAGTGGTCATTTTCGCAATCTCATTCGTTTTACAAAATATTTCAGCATCTGTTTCATTATTACTGTTTGCTTCTATTTGAACATCACCAGCAGTATTTTTATCGTAGGAATAAGTTATATCTTTTTTTACGTTATTATAATTACATTTTCCAACTCCATTTCTTACCGCACTACTGCAAGAATTATTAAATCCACCATTAACTACATAATCTTCTTTTACCTCTTGAAAGTCTTGTCGATATAAAGTCGCAAATATGGCTGGTTGTTGTGCTTCTTCACCATCAAAGAAAAACCCTAATACTATTTCTCCACCTTGATACTGTACTGTTTGTGTTCGACCACCAACAGTTGTGGTGTTTGGTGGTAAAAGAATGTGTGCAAGAGGCAACTCATCATCAGCCAAATCATCAGGATCATGATATCCAAGAATACGCACTCGACATCGATGAGAATAAATTGGCTCACCATCATCCATATATTGCTTTTCTAAGGTATTATCCCACTTTCCATCCTTCGGATCGGTAACTTTACCAATCCACCAAACCATAGGGTCTCTACCAAAAAAATTCTGTGACATCTAATTAATCATCGTA